ATCAGCTTCGATTCCGTTAGGCACATCAGTGAGCGGTGTTGTCGGTGCAGGAACAGTTGTGGCAAATATTCGCGATAACGTAACATCGCCAACCGCAACATCAATTACACTGTCAGATTTAACAGGAATTCAAGAAGACATGGCACTAGACAACGGTGCCGGTGTAGCCAGATTTATTACATCACTAGCAGGTAGCACTCTTAATTTATCAGGAGCAATTGGTCAAACATTCGTTGGATCTACCGCAGCAGTTACTGGAGTTACTGGTACTAATATATCATCAATTGGTTCTGGTGCAGTATTTGAAATTTCTAGATCAGCAGGAATTTACACAGTTACTGGCAGCATAGATAGTACTTCAAACGGTATAAATTATGCAGTAGGTGATCAAATATTAATTGGCGGAAATGTGCTAGGAGGCGCTCTTGGCTCGCATGATGTTGTTATCACAGTTACTGACATTGATAGCGGCGGCGCAATTAACAATTTTACATTCACAGGCGAAGCCATTGACGGAGGAGCAACATATACTCTTATCACCGCTTCGACAACCGTCGGTGCTGGCACCGGAGCATTGCTTACAGTTGTAAGAGCAGGCGGAACCGGCGAGTACACTATAACATTAGCAGATGGCGGAACTGGTTATGCTCCCGGAGACACTGCAACGTGGGACGGTAGCTTGTTTGGCGGTGCTGACGGAGTTAACGATATTACTATAGAAGTCAACGGAGTTGCATTTGGAACAGACGCAATTGTTGACTATACAGTTCAAGGAACCCCTATAGGAGTTACTGGTGATGGTAGCTATGCAGGAGTTACGGGAACTAACGTCACAGTTAGCGGTGCTAACGCAGTATTTACAGTTAGCAGATCCGGCGGCTCATATACTACTGCAATCCCAACAACCCCAGGTACTGGCTACGTAGTTGGAAATAGAATACAAGTATTAGGTACATCGCTTAATGGAACATCACCTTTACACAATTGTCTAATTACTGTACAGTCTGTGAATGGTTCTGGAGGAATTCTCACAGCGGCAGTTGCAGGAAATGCTTACCCAGGCGATACCATCAGCATATATCCATCAGTCACATTGAGTGAAGCATTAACCGGAGAAGTGGCAGATGGAGTTGCACTTAACGTAGGAGCTATTGCCACAATACAAGTAGACTTTGCAACCAATCACGGCCTGTTGCCTGGAACTACAATTTTATCAAATATTTCATCTTTGCCTGCACCGGCCTTTTCATCAACCGAAAGAACACTACCTTCGTCTGGTACATGGTCTGGAATTGCATTTGCAGGTGGCACATTTGTTGCTATTCGATCAGGATCAAACGTCACTGGCGTCTCAACTAGCGGAACTATTTGGGCAAACGGAGGCAATCTTCCTTCTAGTACAACATGGACTAGTATCGCAGCAGGAGCAATCGGATCTTCTACAGTATTTGCAGCAGTAGCGAGCGGCGGAACAGCCGCAGCATATTCAACTAATGGTGGCGCATCATGGACTTCTACTGCTTTACCCACATCAAGTAACTGGTCTCACGTTACTTATTACAACGGATATTTTGTTGCAGTAGCTACCGGAAGCACCGCCGCTGCATATTCCGCAGATGGACAAACATGGGTTGCAGCTACATTACCTTCATCAACTACATGGATTGATGTAGTCGGTGGATTGATTGGATCTTCATCATATTTTATGGCTATTGCAAGTGGCGGAACAGCCGCAGCATATTCAGTAGACAACGGTGCTACATGGATTGCAACCGCAGCTCTACCTACATCAAGTAACTGGTCTGGAATTACATTTGGAAATTCAAGATTCGTTGCAGTAGCAAACGGTAGCACAGCAGCGGCATACAGTACTACTGGAACATCTTGGGTGGCAGTCACGTTACCAACTTCAGCGGCATGGAACCATATTGTATTTGGTGACGATAATTTTGTAGTATTCTCTAGCGGTGCTACTAATGCACTAACATCGTTTACAGGCGAAACAGGAAGCTGGACTGACAGAACACTAGGTGGATCTAGCACATGGAATAGTACAGCTTACGGAACCTCTGCAGGTACTGGAGTTTTTATTACTCTCGGTGCAAATACGTCGGCATTAGGTACAACTTTAACATCGGCCAATCATCAATTGGGTGCGGGACCGTTCGTGGTTACCGCAGTGCCATCGTTAACTGCTATTAGATATCCTGCAAGAACTACGGGTACAATTAATAATTCTGTTCCTATAACAGGACAATTATATGTAAGACCAGATTCTTTCTTTACTCATAGACCGTTCGATGGTGGTGTACAATTAGGAACCGGTGGCCCGTCGCATGCTGCTCAAGCAATACGTCAAAGTAAAAAATATGTACGTTATCAATCTGGTAAAGGTATTATGTACACCACAGGTGGATTATTTGCACCTAGCTACAATTTATCTTTAGCAGTTGCCGAAGGACTAGCAGTAAACAGTTTAATTACATTCACTTGTGATGACACTGATCACGGTCTACAACCTGGTGCCGAGATTGAAATTATTGGATTAGTATCGTTCGAATTTAACGGAGATTATATTGTAGACAGTATTGTTGATGCTAGAAGATTTAGAGTTAGATCCAATGCGGTACTATCATCTTTAACCGGTACTCTGGGCCCAGATTGTAAGGTAATTCTAAAACGTTGGCACGGTTCAACTGTTAGGATTGGTGCATTTGACGAACAGAATGGTATTTATCAGTATAACGGAACAGAAATGTCCGTAGTTCGAAGAAGCAGCACAAACCAATTAACCGGAACAGTGGCAGTTGCAACAGAAAGCAACCAATTGACAGGAACTACAACTAGATTCCAAGATCAATTAAAAGTCGGCGACAAGATAGTGTTGCGTGGAATGAGTCATACTGTGACTGCAATTAACAGTCAAACATCGTTGACTATGTGTCCCGACTGGCGCGGCGCAAACTCAATAACAGGAGCCAAGATTTGTCTAACAGAAGATCTAGTGATTCCTCAAAGTGAGTGGAACTTGGATCCAATTGACGGTACAGGACCAAGCGGCTATAACATGCTACCATGGCGTATGCAGATGTTAGGTATTCAGTATTCTTGGTATGCTGCCGGTTTCATTGAGTTTATGATGAGAGGATCAGACGGTAAGTTTGTATTCTTACATAGAATTAGAAATTCAAACGTAAACACTGAAGCCTATATGCGTACTGCTAACTTGCCTGTAAGATACGAAGTAGAAAATACTTCAGCAAGAAGCAAATTAAGAGAAGGAATAACATCAGCTAGTACTACAATAGAACTAACTGACGGTTACGACTTCCCAGCGTCTGGTATAGTATACATTGACAACGAACTAATTAGCTATTCTGGAAAAAGCGGAAATACTCTTTCTGGATTGTCTAGAAATGCAGTGCTAAACAATTTCTCAGCAGGACAAAATAGAACATTTACAGCCGGCTTGCCAGTTGACCACGCAGTAAATGCTGGTGTTATTTTGATTAGTTGTACATGTACTCCAACAATTAGCCACTGGGGTTCTGCATTGTTAACAGACGGTATGTTCGATGAAGATCGAGGCTATTTGTTTAACTATGCTGCTACTGGTCTAAGTATTACAACTGCTAAACAAACAGCATTTATGATTAGACTAGCGCCGAGTGTATCCAATGCGCTTACTGGAGATCTTGGAGAACGAGATCTACTAAACAGAGCTCAATTATTGCTAAACGAAATTGCAGTAACTTCAGATACAGGCACTGGTGCGATCGTTGTTGAGGGAGTGTTAAATCCAAGAAATTATCCAACAGATCCAACAAGGATTACGTGGACTGGATTAGCTGGTTCTGGTGCTGGCGGACAACCTAGTTTTGCTCAAATTGCATTAGGTGGTTCTATTAACTGGGGTGGTATTGCACCATCTACAACAACAGCTACAGTTCAAGGAGCATTGTCTACCACAATCGTTGCTAGAGGATTTAACCCGACTACTACTGTTATAACAGGCGTAGCTAATCCTTCAGGAATTAGTGGATATACTACTGCTGTTAGCAATACTAGAACTGATTTCTTTATTACTAATACGCAGTTTGATTCAACTACAACTACACCGTTAAGAGTAGGAGATAGACTAACTGCTACATTTACTAATCCATCTCCACCGGGTAATACTATAACAGCATTGAATGGTCAGACTATTTCATCGATAGAAAGATCGTATCTTGGTACTAGCAATACACGTATTGTTATGACTGCTGTTGCAAATAGTACTTCGCCGGTAGGAGCTAACTTAACAATTACAGTAACTTCAGTTATTTCTACAGCATACGCTAATGCTATTAGTGTTGGACGTAATGATTTCTTGATACTTGATTCATCACCTACAGCAGCAAATGCACAAATTGGTGATACATTAAATACGGCAACATTTATTATTTCAAATCAAACTATTACAGGAATCACACCTTCTTTTGCTAGAGTGAATGGTGTTAACTATACTAGAATTACCATGAGCTCTTCTGCTAATAACACATCAGCAGCTGGTGCTGGAACTACTCCATCGGTCACAGTGACTGCTGCTGGAACAGGTTCTTCTTATGTAAACAGTAACTTCTTGTTCTTTACAAACGCTTCGTGGAACGCTGCCGGAGCATCTGTAGGCACTCGTGTAGCTGTTAGCTTTACACAGTTTCCAGCTGGAACATCAATTGCTGCGGTAACAAGTAGAACGCTGGGTTCTACAATAATCCAGCGTGTGACTTTTACTCAAACATCGTCTGCAACTATTGCATCAGGTGCGGCAGTAACATTCCAATTTGGAGACCCGCAGTTTGCGCTGCCAGGCGAACAGGTATTTTCTTTCGTTACTAACCCTGGACAGGTAACGTCGTTGAATTTAGATAAGTTAAAAGAATTAACGACTACAGCAATTGGCGGACGAGGAGCTTTTCCAAATGGACCAGACGTATTGGCGATCAATATCTTTAAGGTTACTGGAACAGCAGCCCCCGGTTCGATTATTCTGCGTTGGGGTGAGGCTCAGGCTTAACGGCTGCTTGGCTACTACGCCAAGCTGTTATTTTGCGATCTAGAGACTTTTTAATAGCGGCGATTTCAGACCTAAAATCTGAAATCTCGCTAGACATTCTTCCTGTAACAAACATCTGCTCGTGAATTCGATCAATATATGTTACCTGCTCTTTTAATTTGATCAAGAGCCCTTCTAATTCTTTCTTTAAATTTTCATTATCTATTTCGGTAATTATATTTTGATAATTTTTATAATCATCAAGAAATAGTTTACTGTTTTGTATTTTTGGAATCATTTTCTAGCACCAATATAGTATCTAATTTTGCTCGTATGAGCTGATTATTTAATGTTGTTTTTAACCCAGTATGTAGATTTTTTGGAAGATAATCTAAACTAGCCCAGCAGATTGTTTTGTCGCTATTGGCAAAAAATTCTGCCTCAACCAAACATACATACGTACCATACTCAAACCCTCGATCCTCACTGAGGTATAATTCTATCGGTAACAATCTTCCAATAGAATATTTTTCTAATAGTGGTTGAGCATCATCTAATAAAGAAGAAGATCTAGGAAAAGTGGGCACTGTCCATTTTTCTTCTTCTAGTATTAGAAAAATTCTATCGCTGTTTTTAGCAAGAAATAGTAATCCGGCACGTTGTTGCATACCTTTACTTATTGCGGATCGAGGCTGAGTCTCCAATATCCTGACGCATATTCACCTTCAAAACTCTTATACCAACTACCGTCGCCGCTCCAACGATACTGTATTCCTGTTTTCATATTTTGGAAAATTAAACTAGTTTCTTCAAATTTAGAATTTTCTTCTGGGATTACTGTGTTTTCTAAATCAGTAATAGCAGCTAAGGCTCTATAAACAGTGCCTTCAAAAATAATAATATCGCCGATGTTATAGACCACAACATTAGTAGTTGGGTAAGTTGAAACGGTCCATCGTGGTAATAAGTCAATCCAGCTAGTTCCGTTCCACTCTACAATAGTATTTGCTCGAATTACCGGATCTGAACCATTAGAGTTTTTCCATGCATCCGGGCCATCATATGGATAGTTAGGCGGAGTATCTATCGATGTTCCTATATTGTCGCTGTTGTTAACATCGTCTAGTACCAAATATCTAGTGCCTGTTAGAATTGTTTGATCAGACGATTCTTTGTTAGGACGTCTGGGATTAAACTTGTAGGGATCAACAATAGCATCTACAGTAGTACGTCCGCTAGGATATACTGAGCTGTAAATTATAGTATTAGAAGGCTTATCTTCGATTGACACTAATAATATTGTTGGGTCTAACTCGTTTACTATAAATGTTCCTTCGATTTCAGAACCGTCAGCTTGAAGGAAATAAATTTTACTAATACCGCCAACATACCCGCCATAGATATCTAATATTTTTGCCCAATCAACTCTATCACCAGTCTTAGATGGTGATGAAAGACCAGTTTCTGAAATAACTTCTGTAGGATTTACAATACTACAATCATAATCATTATCGTTACCGTTAGCACTCTTTAACAATAACAATTTCCACTTGCCTTCTACGTTTGGTAATCTAACAGTAGGATTGCCGCCATATATTAAATCATCTAATGCTAGTACATCGCCTGTATCTGAAAATACATTCATAACTAGGTTTCTAATAACACCTAACTTCTTGACCTTAGCAGGAGGACTAATATAAATTGGCATTTTAAACTCGATAGAGCAGATGTCAATGTCGCTATCGCCTCCCTGAGGAATAGTTCTAGAACTGAAATTTAAAGTGGCCAAATCAATTACACTGAGACTGGTCCAGTCAATATAGTTG